ACGCCACTCTTGATGTCCTTCACGAACTTGTAGGTCTTGATGGTGCCGCCCTGTGGTACTGGAATAAGGTTGGTAATACCGAGAGCCTTCTGAAGCTCCTGGATGCCCTGGGAGAATCGGTTGACGTAATCAATAGAAATCTCAGGAGCGATGTCGGTCTTTACGGTAAGTCCTGTTTCTGCTGGCATAATGTGCCACCTTTCTTAGTGTTAAACAAACAATCCAATGTTGTCGCGGATGGCTGCCTGGCGAGTGATTGGGTCCTTGATGGCCAAGATCTCTTCTTTTGTCATCGTCTTAGTGGCCACACCCGCCGCAGGAGCTTTGCCCGCGAGTTGTTTCTTCACGGCATCTTCTACGGCCGCCGTGAAAGCCGCTGAGAAAGCGTCAACGGACGCCTTTGTTTCTTCCGCAGTCTCACCCACCAAACGCGCGAGAATGTCATCGCTGACCGTGATACCTTGCTCAGAGAGTTGACGACGAGACTCGGCCACCATCGCGTTTACCGTGTCGCGACGCTTGTACTCGTCAAGCTCCTTCTGGACCTTGTCACGTTCGTACTCTGCCTTTTGCTGAGCATTCATTTCGGCCAGTTTTGCAGCTTCCTCAACCTTTGCGGCTTGCTGCTTTTCCCACTTCGCGAGACGTTTGGAGACAATCTCATCAACATCAGCGTCCGTGTACTTTGGCTGCTGCTTGTCGTCCTGCTTTGGCTCTGTCTGTGTGGTGGCCGCGTCCTTGTTAGCGCCTTCGCCATCCACTGCGGGAGTCTGAGCTTGCTTAGTCTCCTCTGCGGTCTCTGTGGTTGTTCCTGCGTTTGTTTCTGCACCCATCGTTTTTCTCCTAATCCCCGGCGCTCCAAGGCGCGTCGGCGTGCCTTTTCTCCTTAGCTTTTAGCGACATCAAAGCTTGGTCGATGCATTAAAAAAGCGACTGTCTAGTCGCTTTCAATACACAGTTCAACAATTTTCTCTAGTACCTCGTCCGTGGGACATCCTCGGCAACGCATGAGCTCGCGCTCCCCTGCGTCCACAACGCACACTGTCGGAAGGTGAGTGATGCTCTTCGCGTCCCTGGACCTCGGTGAGCTATCCACGTCGATAATCTCGTACTCGATATCCTCTTCGGATAAAGCCGGCACTATACGCTTGATAGTCCCGCGGCAGATGCTGCACCACTCGGCCATGTAGATCACTACTCGCGCCATATTCTCACCTCCTTGGCGAGGTAATAAAAAAGCCACCCGGAGGTGGCTCGTAAAAGCTGGTTGGTTGATGAAGGTGTTTAGGCAGTGGCAGTGCTTCGCGCTGCTTCCTCTTTGACAAAGTGCTTCATGATTTCTCTCTCACAGAACTGCTCGAAGTCAGGGCGTTGGTAGTTCTGGGGGAGTAATTCTTCCCTAAAAAGACATTCTGCGCGCCAAAGCTTTCGCTCATACTCGACCAAGGTATTTAAGATTATTTCATACCCATTAAAGTCGTCAGGAAACTTCTTGAGTTTCTTATATCTTTCCTCGACCTCAGCGTAAATGCTCAATGCGCACCCCCAATAAATTCTCGAAAGCTTCTAACAGCTTTTTCTCACCGTCGTCCTCACGCGACATCATAAAGCGCTGGAACGTTCCTGCATCGATAGTATACCCAGATGCAGGGTTACCGACAACTTCAAAACGGTAAATGGTACCGTCATGCGCAGCGATGACTCCAAACTTTGCCCCCGTCGAAATAAGGCTTCGGACATCAGACGCTGATGGAATAGAGCTTCCAGGATGATTGTGAAGTATGCTTACTGCATGACCTTCTTCCACCACATCGCGTATCTTCTTTGCTATTTCTTCAGTTGGCTTTACTTCAGATGGTTTCTGATAGGTGACCACGCTGCCGATTCTTGCATTGTCTGTCAGGTCATAGACGTACAGGTCTTCATACGGCGTGCCGCTTCTATGCGACAGCATGCGCTCAATATCCTGCTGGACTGTATCAGACAGCTCTCCAAACATCTGCCTAACATGAGACCTATAAGTCTTAGACCTGATTTTCTCCATATCGACGGAAAGATTTTCTCTTTCTCTTTTCCAATTCTCAAATTCACCTTCACCCTCGGAAAATCCTAGGACTTCTTGGACTTTGTCTCGGTCTATCTGTTCAGATTCCCATGCGTCCCAATCGTCCACAGCCGGCGCAATCTGACAACGACAATATGGATGGAGTGGCGGGAAGTTCACGCCCACTTGCATGTCTTCAAAACGGAACGTAGATCCATTCACGCCTTCGCACTCTTCACAGGCGCGCTCATCATGCACCACCTCGATGGTGTAAGAGTCAAAGCCTTCACGCTTCAACTCCTCGACCTGCGCCATGCGTGAGACGTAGGTTCCCTCGGTGTAAACCAGACGCATGAGAGACGACTGCGGAACGTCCACAAAGCGCTTCTCAAGAGCCTTCGCAATTCGCTGGTATGAATCACCGCGCGCAAGTGCCTTCGACATGTCCTGCGCCACGTAAGACGCGAGAGTCTCCGTGTTGTCCCAGATGCGCTGAGAGTATGACGTGTTACCCGTCCACACAGTGTCAACGAATCGTCGAACCGCGTCAGAGTCCATGCTGTAGAACGACCGACCAAATCCCATCGCCTCAGCCGCTGTGTTTGCACCGCGTAGAGACTGGCGCACGATGTGGTTGTCAATGCGCTGAACCACATCGCCCGTTGCTTGGTAGAGGTGCAAGCGTGCGGACGCTTGCAAGCCTTCGAGCCTGTTCAGTTGGTAGATGCTCTTACGCACATCCACAATGGACTGCATATCCGGGTGCTGGCGCAAAAACTCGTCGCAGTCGCGGATAAGGAGCTCGCGGTCTTTAGGGTCCATCGTCTCCATGAGACGGCGATACTCCAGGACGCCATTCTCGCCGTAGCGCTGATAGTACTCCGCAATCTCGCGGTTCAGGCGGCGGAGCTCGCTCTCGTAGGCGTTATGGACGCGTATCGACAGAGCGCGTTCGTCTTTCTCCATCGCTGCGTCAGCGAGCGTTTGGCGGCTGTGCCAATACGAGTCCATGTTGCTCCTTACTTAACAATCTCTGGCATAGCATCGCCCAGAAGAATCGAGCGTGCCTTGTCATGATCTACTCCAATAGACGCGCTAATAACGCTTATCGCCTGAGCCTCTGACAGGCTTCCCGCGGCATACTGTGCAATAACAGAGAGAAGTGATTGGGTCTGTGCTCCGTTGAGCGACTTCAGACCTCCATCACTCGCCCCCCCGTCTGTACGGTCTGGAACCATCTGGGCGGCCTGCTCGGCGCGTTCATCGGCCATGCGTTGCATCTCAGCCTGTGGCGAGTCAACGCACGACAGAACGGACAGCTGCGTCTCCTCCGAGGTAATGCCGGAGAGGTTGCCAGCAATTTGAGACTCTTCGAGCAAGTTCGATGGTAGGTTACGCGTGAAGGTAGCGCGGACGGTCGTCCATGCCTTAGCGTCCAGTCGTGTGTTTCCTGCGTAGTTACACAGAAGCTTCCAGCGCCTAGAGAGTGAGCGGCGGAACTTCCTCTGCTTTACGACAGCGATATCGCTCATGGCCTGCAGGCGATACTTGATAGCAATACCGGAGCTTGTGTCGAACTTCTCGCTTGAGAGGTCTGACACCATCGACAGAACGAAGATAAGACGCTCCACGCGATCAATGAAATTCTCCTGCGTGCCGTCTGCGTCAGGCTTAGACAGAAACTCAACAGTGACGTTTGCCGCATCCCTCGAGTCCAGGTTGATAATGCGCGAGTCCCTCAAGTTCTGCAGCGTCTGCTCATCCAGGCGCGCACCGAGAATCTTTAGGTATGCATCGGCGTAGTACTCGACATCGTTAGCCTTCTCGGAGATGGCCTTGTTGTACGCGTTAATGAGTGACATGACGCCCTCGAACAGTCCCAGGCGCTCCTCATTGTCTACATACTCAACCACAGGCACATCATCAAAGCCGTGAATGACGGGTTCACCGAAGATGACCTTCGAGCCGTCCATAACAAATGGCGTCTCGAACATAGGGTCATAGAGTGTTCCGCGCAGTGTGTCTCGGGCATTGTCGAAAAGGTTATCGTCCAGCCAGAAGCGCACCGCGTAGATGATGTCATTCTCTACCGTGTCATCGCGGACAACAAAGCAATTCAGCGGTGTCACTGAGCAAGAACGCGCGAAGGCTTCCTCGTCGCGCCACATCAGCTCATATCCTGCGCCGTAGATGTCCGCCAGCTTGGAAAGCTCAGCGTCTAGGTCGTCGGAGTCGTTGACTGCGCTCCATACGTCCAAATACTCCGCAAATGCTTCATCGTCTGCCGTTGTGCGAATAGGAACGCCCAAGAAGTAGCCGACCATAGAGTCCACGATCTGCTTGGCAAAGTTGGCCACGAGCCTATTGTCTGGCTTGTATTCCGCCTTTTCTTTCTGGTGCAGAATATCGTGGTCGCCCTCGTATGCTTTGCGTAGACTGGCCAAGCGCATAACCTGCTTCGAGCGATAGTCCGTGACAAGCTTGCCAAGAAGCTCTGCAGTCATCTGCGTGTCCTTTGGTAGGCGGTAGCCGCCCCTTGGCTCAAACGTGGAAGCGTTTGCTCCCTTAACGTCAGCACCCACTAAATGCCTCCTCTAAATAGTCGAATGGTTGGCGCATTGTCGTGCAATCTAATAGCGCACGAGAGAGAGTCAGGCGCGTCATCGTGCTCCGCTCCCTCGGTGAAGTCCATGACTTCATTCCAGTAATCGACGCTGGCTTCGCGGACACTCTCAAGCCTGGACAGCTTGGACCAAGTGCCGCGGCCATACGTCGCAATTTTGATGAACTTGTTAGCGGTCTCTGAGTATGTATGGACGGGCAACCCGTACCCGTCGAGCTTGTCGGCCACGTAGCCTTTATCCGCGTTCTTCTCCATGTACACCGTGCCAAGTCTCAGCTCGCGGTGTAGCTCTAAGATGCGCGCCATGCACCTGTCAACGTGCGTCTCACGGTACAGTTCACCGTGGACGTAAGCTTTATCGTCCATCCACTTGATACATGTAATGGCCGTACCGTCTGAACCGCCATAAGCTGCATCGACGTGCATAATGCCGTCGTAAAGAAGGCTCTCGTCTTTGAAGGTCTTACAATCGCCCTCGAAGACCACGCCCTCCTCTGCCACGTGGCGCAGCTCGTAGTTAGCCGCGAAGAGTGAGTGCGTCATTGATGCCTTCAGTTCTGTGGCAGCGTCCACACTCACGAGCCCTGTAGTATCCCATGGCCACTTCTCAGCGGGCGGCATGATGGTGAACGCGTCGTCTTTATGCCACGGGGTTCCCGTGTTGATGATGCGTCCGCCACGGTTCTTGACGTTCTGAAGTTCGCGGTAAATCTGCTTTGTACGCTCACGCTCAGCGCGGCTCACGCGGTCACGCAGTGTGACGATGTCATCCGTGAAGATGATGTCCCAGTGCTTACCGGTAAGTGAACCGCCAATGCCAATGCCCGTTAGTTGCGGTGATCCGGAGACATTACACGCCAGGCTTGTCGAGATTGCCGTAGAGCTTGCCGTGGTCAGCTTCAGTGGCTGACCGTAGATGCTCTGCGCAATCTCCTGGGTGAGCGGATGCTCGACCATGCGTTTGACTGCCGCGAGTACTTCCGCGACGTCATTCTCGCCCTTGCGTTGAAAGCCCACGGTCAAGTCCGGGCGCGTGAGCAATATCAGCCACAGAGCCACCTCGACGCAGGTCGTCTTGTATGAGCCACGATGAGACTGAAGCGTCATGTCGCCGTGGCCAAACACCATCTCATGGATCCATCTGTCGTGGAGTCCTTCGCGCAGAAGGTCATAACCTAGTTCATGCGCCAGGCGAACCGGGTGCTTGGTCATAAGCGTTGCAAGTGCTCTATTTGTCTCCATCGCTCTCTACCTCGTCGAGCAAGCTCTTGAACGCGGCGCTGGCTTCCTTAGCATTGGCGGAAACTTCCATCTGCTGCACGGGTTTCTGTCCAGAAGAATCGCGCACGAACTCAGCCGCGCGCACGTCTCCTTCGAGTGCCTGGACGAGCATGGCAAGTGCCATGGCTTCGCTTGCGGTCACATTCTTACCCGTAAGTCCTGCGATAGTGGACGCCTGGGACAGCTTGCCAGGCTTCATCGGCATGGCGAGAAGATCTAGAAGCGTCTCGCGAATCTCACGCCTGCGCTTCTGAACCGCGTTAGACTTTGCGGCGCCCTTCTTTCCTATCTCGCTCAGCTCCGCTTTGGTACGCTTGCTGTTAGGCGTTAAGTTCTTCGCCGCGTTCGGATTGTTTAGTCTTGCCATCTAGCTCCCTAATAATTTCCAACTCACGCTCAGAGAGGTCGAAACTAAAATGCTCGCCTTTTTCTTGTCCTGCATAGCTAACAAAAGGAGCCTTCATTAGTTCTTCTATTTGGTTGGCCACACGATTAGAGACAAGGTAACCAGAACCATAAAGAGCTCGCTTTAGCGGCTTCTGCGAATCAAGAACGCGAGTAAATGAAACGTCAGAATATGGAATTTCAATTTCTTGGCCACGATCAACAAGCTTTCCAAGATGCGTGGCCATTAAAACGTTTCTTGGATAGTCATACTTTGCAAGCGGTTTCTTGTGCTCTTTCTTTTGAGCCACTGCGATAGAAGCCGCAAGCGTCGGAGCAGTAATTACTGCATTTACCGTATCGAGATTAGTTACAAAAGACGTCTTAACATTCGCGCCGTTTGCGTAAATAACTGTTGCGTTGCAACCAACAAGACAATCAATCGGATCACGTAAGAAAGAAGTCAACGCTGGCGCAAACAGAAAATACTTGATGCCGCGCTCTGTGTACCATCGGCGGATGGATGCCAGGATAGAGAAAGGCGGGTTGTCTACAACAACGCAACCCTCTGGATATTCCTCGCTCTGGTAGTCTCCGCCTGGACGGAATGGTCTAACGATTGGCGCGTCGCCTAGATCATACTTGTCTCGCACCCACTCAAGTACGGCGTCATACACCGCGGGGGGGGGTAAAGCAATCGTCGGTGGTCAGCTTCGGCTTGAACTTCTCAACGAATGCTTCATAGTTTTCGAGTTTTTCTTTGCTTGATGATGAAACGCCCATTTGTATAAACCTCTCCACTTATGCATAAAAATGAATATTGAGCTAACAAAAAAGCGCCCTCATTTCTGAGAGCGCTCGAGTCGCTTTGTTAACTTTCGTACATTCCTACGGTATCAAGATAGCACGTTTTAATATGAATATAACTGCAAGATTATGCACGATTTATGAATATTCTTCTTGCTTTATACACAGCTTAGCAATACCCACCGTGTTTGTAAACTCCAAAGAACGTTCGCGCAGCTTGAAGGCTTGACGCATGGAAACGTGCGCCCTCTTGGCCGTCTCCGCCCACGTGTAACCTTCAACGAAATACAGCTGCATCACGAGGGCCGCATCTTGGCCGAGCGCTTCGCCGATTGTGTTGCATGCGGAGTAACCGTCAAGAATGACGCTCTCCAGTTCGTCCAATAAACCCTCTAGAAACGCCTGTGCGGTCATTTCCGCTATGCTTACGCGTGCGGTCGGGTCAGAAGTCGAATTCTTCGCTCCCGAACCTCCTGAAGCCTTTAGAGGCTCTCTAACGGCGTTTAACCTGTTGCGAGCGCTTTCAATGTCTTTCGCGGCCTGCCTAACACTCTCCCACCATTCCAGCCCAGTCATGCCACTACCTCGCCTTTTCCTATAATTCCTCGACCGAGAAATAGATGCCCATGATGTCAGCGTAGCCTTTGCTGAGACTCTCGCTGCAGATGAAGCGGTCGTCTTCAATTATCCCACACCTGGTCAGACAGTCTTCAAACGTCTTCAGCATGTTCGACATGTCAGGCTTCTCCGTCATGGGGGTGCCATCGGGATGCTTCTCGCTCGCAGGGAAGCACCACTTCACCACACAACGCAGAGGTCCCGTGAGCGGTTGGAAATTTTCCGACACCTTCGTGACCGACTTCAGCCACACGCAAATCAGATCCTCCGCAGTCTTCAGCTCGTCCGACTTACGGATGGCGGCGTGCATTCCTTTACCTGCGCCCACGATGTACGCCACAAGGGCGTTATGCGTCACGCTCGGCGGCTTCATGGGCAAGAATGCCGAGAGTCTCCTTTTCGCGTCTTGTGCGGGCTCTGCGTGGCTCTCACGGCCGCCTGCGCTTCTTCTTTGGTCAACCACATCAATCAATCTCCTAATCGTGAATCGTGAATCGTGAATCGTGAATCGTGAATCTCAAAAAATGAACCGCGCCAATTACGCGGGCGCGCGCGGAAGAATCTTTAGCTGTGTGACGCACCACAAGCGTTAGCGAAACACATAGCGTAAGGCGGTTGTCGCGCGCCTTTGGCGACAACTGCCTAGCTTGTGGGCGTACACACACAAAGATGATGAAAAACCACTGTTGTGGTGAATATAGGGATACATACCTATATAAGCGGTATCCCGTTTTTCTTCACATCATTCATCTTCATCATCTAAAAAGCCTTGTTCAGCTGCGGAAATGGCATCAAAATACACGGTTATTTTCTTTTTTCGTCCACGCCAGCCAATTCCGTCGATTTTTGTCTTCCCAATCGGACACCAATCTTGCTTCGTCCAGTACTGAATATCGCGTGAGGAAGGCTTCACTTCGTACCCCTCCGGGTCTATGCGCGTACCGATTCGCTTGAGCAGATCCTCTTGGGTGACGTATCCATTCTCGTCCGCACACCCTTCCGCCACCGCCGTGTCGTAAGCGTCCTGCATCAGCTCCGCTGCTTCCTTCTGGATACGGTGGTTCTTCGCCAGCTTGCTCTCACGTCCTTTGGCGAATGGGTCAGCTCCTTCCGTCTCAAACTTCGCAAGCATGCCTGTTGGGTCGTCGTAGAACCTCGGCCACTTGAAGATGACGTCGCGCTCTGGCGGTGTCGGAAAGCTCCTTGTGGTCATGGATACGCGATACGCCGGACAATCATTCAAGCGTGTACGCCTAAACTCCTCCGGAATCTCCAGCGGTGTGAAGTCACACATTGAGTCCGCATCACGCGCATAAACGCCAGAGCCACTCATGCGGTCCATTGCCTTCTTCTGTCCCGCGGTACCCTTTGGATGATGGTGCGCATAGACTACGGCGCATCCGCACTCCTCGGTGATGCGGTCGATGGCGTTCGTGAACTCTGCCACCATGCGAGAGTCGTTATCGTCTCCGCCGTTGACCTTATAGACCGGGTCAACGATGACCATAGTGAAAAAACCCTTCTCGCCATGCGCCAAAACACGACGAATTAAAAGGGGCGTTAAGTCCTTCATAAGGCGAGCCTTACCGCGCAGATTCCATGAATAAAAATTGCTCTTTAAATCATCGAGTGCGCCAGGCTGTTTATCACCGTGGCGGGCGTCCCAAACCGTATGGAGACGCTGTCTAAACTCATTCGCTTCAATCTCCAAGTTTACGTATAAAACGCGTCCTTTGATACATGGCATACCCAGCCACGTGCTGCCCGTACAAACCGCTTCGGCTAAGTCAATGAGCGCGTAGGATTTGCCCATCTTAGAGTCGCCCGTCAGAATCATCTTCTGACCTTGGCGCAGAAGTCCCGCGCCCTCGATACCGATAAGCGGAGCGTTGAGCTCCACCGGCTCATCCCAGTCTGAACAGTCGGCTTCGTCTGGAAGGTCATCTTCTGACTCGTCCGCCCATTTCTCCCACTCATCCCAGTCTTTACAGCCAATGTTGAGCTTTAAGAGTCTCTGACGGTTTTCGCCACGTGTGATGCCTGGCATACGTGAGAGACGGCTGGGATTCTTGTTGGCCATGTCCGGCGAGAACTTACGGCGTGCGCAGAACTGGTACAGCTTCTCTACACGCTTTCTATACAAGTTTTCATCCGTGCCTGCGTCAATATGAACGATAGCGTGAACGCTTTTGTTGCCGCTTGATACCACGGCCACACACGGAAGCTTCATCGCCTGGATCATGCCAAGCTGCTTCTCTACCTCTAACGTGTCAGACTCAACAAGGGCGTATCTGAACTCGGTGATGTTCTGGTTGGAGCGTCCCTTGCCATCTACCGGATTAAAGCAGATCCATGCGCCAGCCTCCGGGTTCCAGTCGCCCAGTACCTTGCCCAAGTCTCCGCCGCATTTGGAGAGCTCCTCTCGAAGCTCTCCTGCGTTTCTGTCCCAGTGTCCACGCTTTGGCATATATTTGCCGTCTTTTTCGTAGACCTCATTGACGTAGCATACGTTATCGGAATCTTCAAACACCGCCGCCAGGTAGTCCGTTAAGTCCTTAGCCTGGTCCCACTCACCGTCCATAACATCGACGTCAACCTCGTCCGCCCAGTCTGGCGTAATGCCAGAAACGTCGCCTGGGTCAATGATTTCATCATCCCAGCCAATGGCATAACTCTTCGTTCCTGGCGACCATCCACGGGCACGCGCGAACGCGATAATGGTTCCACTTTTAACGCGTGATAGGGAGTTACCGAAACTCTTCCACTTACGCTCGCACTCGCCTTCGTGGTAGCGGTAGATGTCCATGCGGCTCCACGCATCCCAGTCCTGCCATGAAAAGCCAGACTCATGGAGCGCCATGCCGCAGTCCACCCATTGTTGATAATCAAGCTCGGAGGGATCTATCCAACTAAGCGCCTCCAGGAGGTCTTTGTGGTCGTCTCTATTTCCCATAATTTTCCACCACACTTATAAGCGCACGGTAAAAAGGCATAACTTTTATGAACGCTTTATTCGAGGACATATCGATGACCTCGATACCACATGCCTCGGCCACGCGGTTTTCAATCTGCGCGCCTTGGCTCTTTGTCCATCCAGGAAGAAGAATCATCACCCCATACATCGGATAATATGGTTCGTCTTCACCGTCTCTGACTCTAAGCGATAGAGCCTGCACACACGTGGCCATGGCGGCCTCGTATGGAGAGTCTGAAGGTATCTCTGTGGCTGGGTTGAACACCGTGCCATCGCTTACCTTACCCAGAACTTTCTCCATGAAGACGAAAGGATATTTGTACCCTTTCACGCCTGTGATTGGTCCAGACAGGTACACGTTTCTGTCTTTCAAGAAATAGAGGTCGTCTTTCGTCAAATCTGCCGAAGCAAGCTCCGCGAGCTTGTCGGTGTATTCATCGAGGTTCATTACAGTCCACCTCCTAGTCCTAGATCTACAAGCGCGTCGCATTTTGCCTTTGCGTCTTTGTCAGCAAATGGTCCATTGAGGAAGCTTTCTGCGGCCTTTATTGCTTCTTCTACGCTTTTCTTCTTAGCCGCAAACACGATGGAATAAAGTGCTGCAGTAAAGCCTGTGTCGTAGCCTTCCTCGTGTCCCTTTTTGTAAGCGTCTTCAGCAAGAGACTCCAAAAGTTCAACGCTAAACGCAGACATTCCGATTTCTTCAAGATCCATTAGTCTCTCCTTAGTGGCATGCTTGCTACCATCGCGACAATAATTGCGATAACTCCGATACCTGCAACAACCGCAACGTTTTGGGTGTCACCAGTTGCAGGAAGTGCAGCCTTCTTCTTTGCCTTCTTCGCTGGCTTTGCTGGTTCAGGCTTAGGCTCTGGCTCACTATCCTGTGGCGTTGGCACTGGCTCGGGTGTAGGTGTTGGGGTTGGTGGTGTCTCGGGTTCGGGCTGTGGCTTGGGTGTTACTGGCTCAGTTGGTTGTGGACGATCGTCACCGTTACCGTTACCGCCGCTGTCCTGGTTGACGAATTGATAGCGTGAGCCCTGCGTGGTCTCGCGGCTCTTGAGCTGAATTGCGTTCGAGGTAGTCTCTGTTCCCTCGGTTTCGTAGTACATGAAGTATTGGTTGCCCTGGAAATCAACGCTCGACAAATCCCACGTGAACGTATTGCCGCTAATTGTTGGCTCGGGAACGTTGATACGAACCCAGCTTGCAGGGTCAATGTTGCTGTATGCATCCATGTGGACACGGTACAAACGGAATGAGCCAGGAATAATGCGTGTGCCTTCTTGCGCGGTATCCTCTAGTACAACGTTAGTCAGTGACTCCGCTGCGTGGTTCAGCCTGACTGACCATTCGACCGTGCCGTGGTCGGTTTTGACGCCCCATTTGGCAATGACCTCGTGCTGAATGATGCCGTAGTGCTTTGTCTCGAAGCTAGTTTCTACTACCTGCCCCGTTGCTTCATCGATAAGCCTTAGCGTGGTTGTTCCCGCTGCTGCATCGGCTTTGACGTGTGCTGCGAGCCATAGTGTGCCTTGTACGTTGTCCTTGCCCTCTACCCAAGACGTGTAAGTGATCGTGACGCGTCCGGGTGTAACTTGCGCCGTTGCCATGACGTTACCATCCGGCGCGTAAATATTGAAGCTGGCCGCGTTAGTTGCTGGGAAGTCCAGGATGTCAGGGATAGCAAGCGAGAACGTGTCGCCCTCGTGCACCTCACCTTGTGCCTGCCAAGAAGCCGTCAAGTAGATGTCTTGGTTCGTGAATGCAGAGGTTAAGTCCTGCCTGTTCTTGTCGGTGACTTTGAAACTGGTGATTGTGGTTGGCACGGTCTGGGCTTGTGCGAGAGCTGGCACACATACCAGCACCGCAAAGACAGCAACAGCCAGCCATTGAAGAATCTTCTTCATGGTTAAAGCCTTTCTATTCGGTTGTTAAAAATGGGGAATTAAAATAAATCGTTATTTATTTGGATCGTACGTTGCGGGGTTAATGTCGCGCGGAACAATCCAGCGGTTCATGGCCAAGCGGCTCATCATGTGGCTGGCTTGCTCAAACGTCCAGAGCCCCGGGTGCTGGAAGCCTTTGCGCTCCAACATGCGCACTTGCTTAGGCGTGGCCAGATGTGCGTCGATGCGCTCGTGTGCTTTCTTCAGCACCAGCTCCGCGTATCCCTGCGTCATGCCAGCCGGGTCAATACCAAGCTTTTCCAACTGCTTGGACTGTGCGTCTGTGGCGGGGTTTTCCTCCCACGCAAACGACGGCTCGAAGGTCTGCAGATCTAAGTCACAGATACTGACTGCGTACTGCAGAGGGTCAACGAATTGCGCTTTGCGTTTGCGCATACGCTCAAGCTCTGCCGCCACTGCAAGCTCACGCTCAAGCGCCACGTCTTGCTCAGCGATTGGCTCTGCGCCTAAGAGATCTATAGCGCCTTCCGCCTCTTGGGTCATCTCAGTGATGCGCTTGGCCACTTCGTCAGATGTAGCGAAGAGCGCCGCCGGGCGTACCAGATTGTGGCGTCCGGTCATCCATAGAAAGTCGAGCAGAAGAAGCTTCTCTTTGCCTGTCTCAGGCGAGAGACGCGTGCCGCGGCCAACCATCTGAACATATAAGCTTCGGCTCTTGGTTGGACGAAGGCACACAATACAGTCAACCGCTGGGCAGTCCCAGCCTTCCGTGAGTAACATCGAATTACAGAGTACTTGGTACTTTCCGCGGTTGAAGTCTGAGAGAATCTCCTCGCGGTCTTCGCTTTGTCCGTCTACCTCACACGCCGTGAGACCGCGCTCGACAAGCTTCTCCGTGAACTTCTTAGCCGTTCTAATAAGCGGCAGAAATACCACCGTGCGCCTGTCTTGGCAGCGCATAACCATAGCGTCCGCGATTGCGTCCAGGTATGGCTCTAGGGCGTCTCCAAGCTGTCCCGCTTGGTAGTCTCCGTGTGTTACTGATACGCTCGACAGGTCAACCTGTAGAGGTACCATCTCGGCTTCGATAGGACACAAATAACCATCGTTTATGGCATGCGCCATGTCGTACTCGTAGGCGATGGAGTCGTATACCTCGCCGAGGTCTTTGCGGTCGGCTCTGTCGGCGGTTGCGGTAACGCCTAGAACGTTGGCACTATAAAAGTGGTCGAGGATGCGGGTGTAGCCTTCTGCCAGTGTGTGGTGAGCTTCATCAACCACGATACAGTCGAAGGCATCCGGTCTAAACTGAGAAAGCCGGCTCTCGCGCATAAGCGTCTGAACCGAACCAACCGTGACCGAAGTCCAGGAGTTGAGACTTGTATTCTCCGCCTTCTCCAGCGCACATTTCAGATTGGCGGTTTGCTCAATCTTCGTTGCGGCTTGCTCTAGAAGCTCACCGCGATGCGCCAGGATAAGGGAACGCCCGCCGTGTGATGCCACACGACGGACGACCTCCGCGAAGCATATGGTCTTACCCGTTCCGGTTGCTTGAACCAGTAGCGTGCGCTTTCGACCTTGCTTCCACTCTCTGAACACTGACTCAACCGCCTCGACCTGATAGGGTCTCAGCTCCATAATTACAGCCCCTGATACTGGCTAGGTTGTGGCGCTACCTGTTGAGGTTGAACAACACTCTGTGGCGGGATTGTAGCCTGCTGTGGCTGTGGAGCGTACACTGGCTGCGCCTGTGTTTGTGGCTGAGCGTAGTACGCAGCTGGAGCAGCCTGTGGCATTGGAGCTGGCGCGGGTGCGTTTGCTGGATCTGGAACGATGAAGTCGTCCACTTCGTTGTAGTCCTTGCCATTGTATACGCGTGTCTTAATCTTGCACTTGCCGCTCTTGCCGATGATGTTGTTCCAGTCAACGTGGAACTTCTGGCCTGTGGTGCTTCCCGCTGGCATGTCGCCGATGGACTTCGCAAACTTGGACAGCTTGAAGGCCACTGCGCTGGACAAGAACAAGTTAGTAAATACCGTGGTCTCCTGAACGCCATTGGAGCACCTGAGCGTTAGCTTGGCCATGGAGCAAGCGTCCATTTTCTCGCTGCCGTCGAAGTGTCCGCGCTCAAAACCCGTGACGGTAAAGTCGTAGATGCCAGGCGTGAGTAGAATAAACTCTGGCTCTCCTGGGTCGATGATTTCATCGTCCCAGCCGATTGCGTAACCTTTTGTACTAGCCATTTTTATCTCCTTTTTTAGCTAATAAATACCGATTTAATTGAATGGAACAGGCGCGCTCTTTGCCGCTTTAATGGCGCGCGCGGGCAGGATGTACTTGTTCATGACGGTGTCCCAACCACTCACAAGATAATCTGCGAAGCCTTCTGGGTAGTCTACAGGTGAGCACTCCGCAGGGAAGTTGCCTGTCTTGCCAACCGCGTCTCGAAGCTCTGCGTCTGTAACCTTGTTAGCCACCATCAGATCTACGAGCTTCTTCATGCGCTCCGGGTAATCTGGCGCGCTGTATTCGTCTGTGACGATTGTGGTGGCTGCCGTGGTCGGCTCAGCCTGTACGGTCGCGGCTGGTGCGGCTGTGGCGGTCTGTGGCGCTGCCGTGGCTACCGGGGCTGCCGCCTGTTCTGCCACCATGTCTGGAATGACCTCGCCAAGCTGCGCAGGCATCTCGCCCAGCTTCAGTGGCAGCTCGTCAGGTAGTCCGAAGCGGTTCTTTGCGTCCCATGTGGGGGCGTGGGTGGTACGGATAACACGCGCTCCGCCTGTGGCCTTAGCCTTGCCGGCCTTGTTCGTCTCGACGTAGGTCTTATAGTCGCAGAAAAGGACCATATCCGCCCACTCTTTGACCATTGGCGAGACCTTCTTCGTCAACTTCAGCTCGAAGCGGTCATAAGCGCCTGATTCGTCAGGACGCTCAAACTTACGCATGATTGCGTGTGATATTAGGCAGACATTGCGCCCGCGCTCCACAACCTCGGAAAGCAGGTCTAGAAACTTGCCAAAGGTCTCCATGAGGTAGGTGTACCCTTTACCGTATGGGATTCCCTCAATACCGTCCCATTTATTCTTGGCACAAAGGTGCTTCACACAAAGCGCTTCTGCAGCGTCAGCCGTGTCTATGACAAGAGTTGAACATGGTACTAACCCATCTCTGACTTCCTTAATTTCATCCATTAGCATTTGCCATGATGTTGGGCGAGGTAGTCGCGCTATGGGAAGTTGGTTTGTACCGCTCTCAATATCTATGAAAACCGGACTAGGAAACTCGGCACAAAGTGTTGATTTACCAAGCCCTTCTGGTCCATAGACTACAATTTTCAGTGCTGTTTTTTTCATTCCGCACTCAAGCTGATATCGAGACATTAGTCCTCCTTTTTCTTCTGTTGTTTGCTTGTGTTTTAAGACTTACGAACCTGCAATTTTTCGGTGAGTAGCCGAGGTCATTGTTTATGCGGTCAAGCGTTGATTCTCCAAACGGCGCTTCTGAGTCATATCCATTGGAGTAGGACCATTTTCGGAACTGCGCATAATCGTCCCATTCATCGCATACGCTGATTCCACGGCCTCCATAATCCGGATAGGACTTGTCGTGTGGATTCGTGCACCTTTGACGCATGGCTTTCCAGATCGCGTAAAGCCTTTCTCCGCTGTGTCCATGTTTAAGTAGTTGTTTGCCTCGCGCGATGCCGGCTATCTTTGCGTGGCTGGCGCTTATTTCACTTTGATAACATCCGCAACTCTTTGTGTGGCCACCTCTTAAAGATGATGTGATTGTCTCAATCTCCTTGCCGCAGTCACACCGGCATAGCCATAGCGGGTGAGAGCTTCTTGTACCAATTCGCTTAATGGCAACGAGCCTTCCGAATCTCTGTCCGGATAAATCAATAAGCGCAGGCATTAGAGTCCCTTCCATTGTTGAGTTGCTGGCTGTGTGTTTGTGGTTGGTTGAGCCGCGTCGCCGTCCCAATCAAGCGCGTGTGACTTCTCCGGAGCTGGCTCTGCGAGGTCTTGGCCCTCAATGCGACCGTCCACAATCACAACGGTGCAGGAGTCGTCTGTGGCCACGCGGGTGCCGATAATCTGTAGATTCTCGCCCTTCGCCCACTCGCCGAACTTCTTAAGCTCGTCAGTGTCGAACTGCTCTAACTTATCGACCAATACAAAACCACACTCTGGCTTGGTTGCGCGAACGATTGCGGTAGCAACGACCAACTGCTCGGCTCCGCTCATGTCGCCCCAGGTATGATCCTTGTAGGTGAGCGCACCCTCGTCATCAATAGACAGCTCTGGCAGTGGTAGTGGTGCGCCATCAAGAAGTCCGCGGCGTTTTGCGCGCAAGTCTTCAAGCTTCTGTGTGAGACCGTCGTACTCTTGCTCTACGCGTATGGCTTCCGCGTCTGCTTCCGCCTTCGCTTGGTTGTCGCGCACATGATTGTTAATCGTCTCGATGTTGGCGATGGACGCTTCGATTTCCTCGGTGCTTTCAAGAACCAACTCGGCGGTGCTCTGTGCTAGGACCTTCGCCTTCTCTTCGGCTTCCTCGGCTTCCTTTGTGCGTCTAGCCAACTCGGCGCGTGCTTCTGTGAGTTGCTGCTCTAGATCTGCCACGCGCATATTGGTGGCGTTTACCGCTGTGCGCGCAAACTCCGCTTTCTTTGCGGTGTCTTCCGCGTCTTGCTTAGCCTTCAACTTCTCGCCGTTGCGTGCCAGGATTGCTTGCTGTTCCTGGATAAGCTCAGCGGCGCTTACAGGCTCCGCGGGTGCGTCCTGGTGGTGTGGAAGCTTCTCAGCGTGTGCGCGCTTTGCCTTAGCGTCTCGACCTACCAGCTGGCGGTCTTGGAAGGTCGCGCGAATTGAACCGTCAATTTTTGCAAGCTCTGCATCAATGCCAAGCGTCTGCAGAAGCGCGGTTGCTTTGTCGGCGTCTGAACCGTTCATAAAGCGCGGAATATTGAGCGCCAGCTGGCTGATAAATTCATTTAGTAGTTGCTGGCCGGCTTTCTTGCCCGTTGTGTCGGTGACGTGGAGCGAGCCGTTCTTACCCTTACGCTCGACCACGATGCCGTTAGACAGCTCAACGCGTAGCCTTGCGGGTGTTGCTCCGCCTTTACGGTTTGGGTCGGCAGGCTTCATCTTGTCGCCGCCCAGCGCCCATGCGAGGGCATCAAGTACGCTCGTCTTGCCCTGGGCGTTCTTGCCACCGATGACCGTGAGACCGTCCTGGGCTGGTTCTAGCTCAACGGCATGAATACGCTTGACGTTTTCCAACTCAAGCGATGCGATTTTTACGCTCATGTATTACCTACTCTCTGGTTCTGTTTGGTTAATCCAATGGATCATGACTGCCGCGGATAAAACCGCCACTAAAAGCGCAGGCGCGAAGCCGAACTGCCACATCAGCCACAAGATAATGAGCGGCGTAACACCGCACAGGCTCATGGCTACAAATAGCTGCGGGATGAACCTCTTTGCCTTACCTGCTAAAATAGAGAGGTCAAACGTCTGGTGAGATTTGTTTGACCCGCTCCTGCGACTCTGCAAAGTCGTGGGAGCACTTTTTGTTACTCTCAACTCTTAAACCTCCATTTCTTTCATCCACTTGAAAAGCTCCGTCTTCTTGATGCGGCGACCGCGAACGTAACCATGCGGCATCAAACTTGGAAGCTCGCCGCGTTTTATGGCCGTTTGAATAACGGCTCGCGAAAACCCTGAAATAACCGAAGCTTCAGCCACTGAAACTGTTAACTTCTCAGTCGTCTCTATTGTTGGTGTCATGTAACCTCCTATCCCTTTTCGTTAACGATGACGTCGCTTACCTTGCACCGCAGCGCATGGCAAATCTTGGAAAGGGTTGTGAACTGTGGACCCTTAGTGAATCCAGTTTCTATGCTGGCGATGGTCTGAAAAGAAACGCCAGTTTTTCTAGTTACGTCACTAATCGACATTCCTCTGTAGTTACGAATTGCTTCGAGTCTCTTTCCGTCAATTCGTTCCATATGCCTCCTTCACGTTTGTCGGTTTGATAGGTCTACTAGATGGCGGGCGTCACCGGCTCCCCCGTCTCACGTCACATCTAGCTATTCAGCTTTCAAGGTTCAACAATCAGGTCGTGCGATGGTGCTTAGTGTTTTACTGGCTGCTCGTCGATGATGTCGGTAATCGAGCAACCGATTGCAGAGCAAATGGCGAGCAGGGTCGAGAGTGCGGCGTTAGGGTTGTCACCACGCTCCAAGCGGAAGATGGTGTCCTGTGTTACACCGCTCTCGTATGAGATTTCGCGCACCGTCTTGCCGCATGCTTTTCTCAACTCGCGCAGCTTCTGTCCGTTCATGTTTTCACCTCCTTGGATTTACCCGATTGGGTAACTGTATAAATTTATATACCTGTTTGGGTAAATATGCAAGAGAATATTGTAAATATTTTTTATTGTGGGTAAATTATGTATATAGCTATTACCAAGGAGGGTAATAATGACTATTGAAGAGTGTCTTCGCCAGTTCATGATTGATGACTACGGCAGCGTTAAAAGATTCGCCGAGTCTATTGGATTGCCACCGACCACGGTGTACAACGTTTTAACTCGCGGAATTAGTGGTTCTGGATTTGAGATAGTCCAGAAGATATATAACACGCTCGGACTTCATTACACAGTCAGAGGATTTGAAACGGACTATGACTATGAGAATTTGCGCGCGAAACGTGATGAATATCTGAATAAAAGAAACGGCGGATTTGTCGAGGTTCCTCTTCTTGGCCATATTGCTGCAGGCATCCCAATAGAGATGGACGTAGTCGAGACCACTGTACTTTGTCCGGCTGAAATCCGTCGTCGTCACCCTAACGCGTTCTTCTTGACCGTTGATGGTGAGAGCATGAACAATGTCCTGCCAAACGGATGCTATGCACTAGTAGATCCGGAGAAGAAGTCCCCCGTTGTGGATGGTACGGCGTACGCGGTCTGTGTGAATGGATACGACGCGACCATCAAGCGCATCAAGCAACTAGAGAATGGCATGGAGCTTATCCCAGACTCTAAGGACCCTACCTTCCACGCTCAGGTCTACGATAAGACTGTTGAAGGTACGGAAAGTATTACTATCATCGGCGAGGTGGTGTGGTATTCCATACCATTTGATTTCAAGATTTAAGCAATAAAAAAGCCCCTGTTCCGGTCAGAGGCAAACCACGCACAAAACTATAAGTAATGGCTTAGTTAAGAATAACAAAAAAAGCCCCCTGCGTCCGCCAAGACAAGACAGGGAGCAAGCCACCACCGAAGGAGGCAATGAACATATTATGCCACGAAAAGCGATGCGCAGTAATTGGGGCAGCGTAACAGAAATCGAAAAGAACAAACGCTACCGCATCCGCTATTGGTCGGAAACGTCCAAGGGATACCGCCGTGCGTCTGAGACGGTGCGCGGTACTAAGCGCCAAGCATACGATAGACTGGCAGAGCTTAGACTCAACCACTCAGAAGACGCACCGGCGCCCACGCTATGGAATATGTGGGTGCTGCCACGTCTAGAAGAACGCCGCGTGTCTGGTGACCTCTCAGCGTCAACCATAGACGTATATAAACGCACCTGGCGTCTTGTGTTTATAGATCATAGACGCGACAAGAACCCCGTCAACACGGTTCGCCCCTTGGTCGTTCAGTCGTGGTTTGACGAGATGACCATCTCGCACGCGAGAAACGCGAAAGTTATTCTCAGGCTTATATATTCAGAGTGTGAGCTCCGCGACATCTGCTCCGCGGATATTGCCAGACGCCCCTACCACATGCCAAAGAATGGCCAAAAGCGTGAAAACGGTATCTGGACGCTTGATGAACTACATAAGCTTTATGGATCTATCCGTGGCACATACTTAGAGGCTTGGTTTATCGCGGCGGCCTTTGGTGGCGCGCGCGTTGGTGAAACGTTGGCCATTAGAAACGATGAAATTGAGCTGGTCGAGTTTGACGGCGTTCCCGTGGCCATCATTCCAATTATTAGACAGATGACGCAGAAATACGGCGTCTCTAGCCGTCTAAAGACCACGCAAAGCGTTCACGCGTCTGTTGTTCCAGGACCTCTCGGAGCGCGTCTCTATGAGCTTGTACAAGCGTCTGAAGATGAATGGATATTGCAAGGACCAAAAGGTATGCCAATGACGCAGAGAAGACTTCTTCGTGT